TAGATCTATATTTCCTGGCCCTCAAATGATTCGAAATCGCTGAACCGTCACACAAAATTGCACTTTGTCACACATTTTCACACCGGTTTAACCGTGGTCTAACGGTGGTCTAACGGTGCAGTCATTGATCTCACTGTGATTCACTGTGTGTTCTACTGTGTCAGCACTGTGATACACTGTGAGTTCTCACGGTGTTCAACTGGCAGGGTCTACAGTATACAGTGATTGACCGTGTGCTATAGTGAGTATACTGTGATTCACTGTGTGATCTCTATACTGTATATGATCTCAACTGTGCTGTAGTGTGTGAGTTCGTCACTGTACTGTATATACAGTCACCACCTATGATCTCAACTGTGTGATCACTGTGACTCTGTACTGGAGCGAGGTCTATTGATTCATTGTTCGCTGTGATTGAGGCGGGGCCACCATTCAAAAACTGTAAAATACCTGCGGGGTAATACTAGAGTTTACAGTAATTCTATGTGTATAACTCTGTGGACAAGTTGTGGATAACTAGCCTGTGGACAAGTCGGGGATAACCTGTGGATAACTTTCAGTTTTTAGACTTATCCACAGCCGAAAAGTTATTCACAGGATATACATCAGTTATCCACAGGTCTGCAACACGGTGGCTGTCGCCGTCCATCCCCACTATGTTCGAACATGTCATTATTATAAGCTCAAAACAAGAATCTGTCAATGACCCTACGGGCCGTAGTGTTGTTTTTATGCCACTTGACGAGTGCGCTTTTTGGCACTATAATTAGGGCTTACAAAAAGGAATCTATGTACGCAATAGTTAATACTACAACTAAAGCCATTGTATTTTATAATACATTTACAGCCGCTTCAGAATCTTGTCGCGCTTATAATGTATTACCGGGAGATAATGTTTATATTATCGACTTTACAGAATCATTAATCGAGCAATTATAAGGAGCCATTATGTCAGATTATAAACAGCGTTTAGACAGTATTATGTTGCAACTGCAAACTATTATCGATGAAGAATATGAAGATAATGCTAATATACAAGACGCTTTTAATGCGTTAGCTTGTGCATTAGACGAAGAAATTATCTCATAATATTATATAATCTGCAAAGACCCTTCGGTTGACAGGGTCTTTGCTCTGTGCTATAATATGGCATAAGTTAAGAAATTGGAGCGAACAATGACAAGACGTACACCTAGAGAGGACTGCAACTACATCATCTACGCGATGACCAGCGAGCGCGGTGACTCTTACATTGGCTTGACTCGTAAGAGCCTGCCTAATGCGGACAAGGTTGTTGCAGAGCGTTGGCGCAAGCACAAGAGCCGTGCTGTTAACGAGAACCGTCTGTGGGCATTGTACGTCTACTTAAAGACTGGTGGACTTGCAATGAACTGGACACACGAGATCATTGCCATTGTGCGTGGTCGCAAGGAGGCTTATGCTTACGAGCGTGAGTTGGTCAAGTTGTTTGAGCCAGAGTTGAACGATCAGTACCTATAACCCATCAGTTGACTGGGTTATAGGATTGTGCTATAATAGCAACATATTAAGGAGAGCGCGATGAGTTATACACTGTACATCTACAAACGAGATCGTCGTTGCAAAGCAGGTGAGCGCCTGTTTAGCACTACAGTTTGGCCCGTAAAGGACGACAATGCCATGCGCCGAACGATAAATGAACTTTATCCGCTCTACAAGGCCACAGACGGGTTCCGTATGGAATACGTGCCCACTACCAAGATCGTTAAGAACTTGATAACGGGTGCGGCAGTAGAGATCGCACACGACACTCCCCGCAGTTGCGATCCCTCTAGCGAACTCTACTGGAGCATGTAATGAACGCAATAGAACAGTTGAACTTTGTCGTTTGGGCCGCCAAGCGAGATCCCAAGTTCACGCAGAGCCGCAAGGCCTATGTCAGTGCGCTTTGGGCATGGCGCAAGATTGCTCGTAAAGACCCTATGGTTGACAAGGTTATCAAATCCTGCTATAATTAACACTTAAACAACACAGGAGCGCGAAATGACTGTAGTGTACAGAGCGGGTGAGCAGACATTCAAGGCCAGCGAAGTGCTGTGGTGCAAACGTGAGTTGATCAATGCTATTGTAGAGCAAGCCCTGATCAACCAGACTGAGGCGTTTATTGAGATGATCACAGACGGCGAGCGCGGCGAAGACATTACACGGGCAAGCGTTAACGAAACGCTGAAAGGCGTTAAAGACAGTGCCCAGGACTTTATTAACGACATGGTGGGCGACCTGCAACGGGCACTGAACTTACGTCTTAAAGAAGTAAACTACGGCGCGGCTGTGACCGGCATTAAGTACGACCTCGCTGGGGACGTTACAGACATTGAGGTTGATGTGAGTGTGGGCACCGAATAACCCTTCGGTTGACAGGGTTATTCGTTTGTGCTATAATTAAGGCTACACTAACAAATAAGGAGCGAAACTTATGCGTGAATACACTAGCAAACTGATTGCTATGATGGACGAAGGTCTTATCTCAGCAGAGGCAGTGGCAGAGATGGCATTGGCCTACATGAGCGAAGATGACGTCAAAGACATGTGCCATGCTAACGATCTGCTGATCGGCGAGGACGATGAGGAAGAAGACGACGACGAAGAATGGACTCCCGATAACGCAGACTTTAACGATCCCGGCTCACGCCACCACTATTGAAAGGCCGCTATGCGATACTATGACACACTGGCTACCTACGAGCGCAATGGATTCACTGTTATTGTAGACAAGACTTGGGAAGACATTGCTGTCCGCGACTGTTTTGATGACAGTTGCTACGACATTGCAGACATGGAACGCAAGGTCAACAGCGGCGATCTGGACTGGTTTATGCTGCGAGTGCGTGTTATGCTCGACGGTTACGAAATGGGCAGTGCTTGCCTGGGCGGCTGCATGTACGAGGATGCTAAAGAAGTGCTGACAGACGGCACGGCTGAGGACATGATTTGGGAAGCAATGGTTGAGGCCAAAGAGGCGGTGTGGCCCTTGATGCGTAAACTACAAGCGATCAACGAAGAACTAGAGCGCGAAGGTATTAATGTCTGATTTTAAAAATGAAGTACTGCAATGGGTGGGTGCAGCGGCTATCATTGCCGGACACGTACTCAACGCCGTGGGTCCCAGTGTCTATCCTTACAATATTGCAGTGTTCGCTGTGGGCACTGTAGCGTTCTTGATCTGGGCCCTACGTGTGGCAAATAAGCCACAGGCTGTGGTCAACGTTGTATCATTAGCCATAGGCATTGTAGGGTTATACAACGCAGTCAGTTGACAGTTTGGCAGAACCTTGCTATAATTAAGGCTTACACAACGCAACTAGGAGCAGAGATGAAAGCAATGGTTACAACTGTTCTCCGGCAGGAGATTGAAGTGCCGGAAGGTACTGATCGGCAAAGTGTGCTGGAGTTCCTGGCAGAGAATCAAAGTTTCTCCGGGGCCTTCATTGGCGTTAGCGATATGACACAACGATTCCGCATCCTGGACATCAGTGTTGTGGAAGAAACTATTACTGAACTTGGTGAGGAGAGTTACGATGCCTAATTGGTGCTCAAACGGTATTACCCTGCGTCACGCAGACCCTGCAATGATTGAGCGAGTGCTCAAGGGCCGAGAAGGCTTGCTGATGGAGTTCCTGCCTACTCCCAAGGACTTGACTGACACTGTGTCGGGCTTTGTAGGCGAGGACAAGCAGGCTGCACACGAAGCCCAGCAACTGGCCAACATTGCCAAGCATGGCTACAAAGACTGGTACGACTGGAATATCAACAACTGGGGTACCAAGTGGGACTTTGCTCTTGAGAGTATCGAGCGCACAGATGCCAACACTGTCTCCGGCAGTTTCGAGAGTGCATGGAGCCCGCCTACCACAGCCTACGAGCGGTTGATGGAGTTGGGCTTTGAGATCGAGGCATTCTACTACGAGCCTGGTATGTGCTTCGTTGGCAAGTGGGCAGACGGTGTCGATGACTATTACGAACTGGGTGGACACGACAGTACCACAGTGCGGGACTACATCGGTGCTGAGTTGGATGACTACTTCTGTATCAGCGAGGGCATGGCTGAGTGGGAAGCAGAGAACCAAGAAGATTAATACTTTTTACTGCGAGAAACCCTACGATTGACTGGGTCGTTCGTTTATGCTATAATAAGCACATAAACAGCAAATAGGAGCGAAACTATGCAAAAGGTCATTTTTAACACTTACGGCAACGGCTACTGGAGCAACGTGGCAAAAAGTGTAGAGATTGTGGATATGCAACTGGGCTATGTTGCAGACGAGTTGGACTTTGGCGAACTGCGTGTTTACTTTAACACAGACTCCTGGGACACTAGTAAGGACGGCTTGATCTACACTGACAGCCGCTTTAAGCAAGACCTGCGAGAGTTCCTCACAGCACACGGACTGCCGGGTGCAGACGTAGACTACAGCGAACAGGGTATGCAGGGCGACGACTATGTGTCGCTGGACATAGGCAAAAAGTTCCTGCGGGCTTGGGCCGCCAAATTTGGAGTGGATCTGCAGGCTAAAGTGGATGCGGATAACGCGGCTTTCAATGCCCGTTGGAGTTAAAGGGTCTTTAGCACAGCAAGTTGACAGTTTGGACTTGCTGTGCTATAATACATTTTTAACTAGGAGCACACAATGGCAAGTTATATGGATGCAGTAAACGGTAAACATACAGATGGGCGTGAACAAGGAGTTGAGATGACCTCTGTAGAGAAACTGGAAAATGCTTTGGCTAGCGTTAATGCGGCTATTGAGGAACTGTACTACATAGACGGCATGGAAGAGTATGCAGAGCGTTTAAACTATGTTGCTGTAGAGATAGAAGCAGAGTTAGAAGAGTTGCAAAGTTTGGAGGGCGAGGAATGATTACAGCGGACACACTAGAGGTTCTTACAACCTACAGCCCACAGTATCTAACTAAGGCTGCACAAAATGCGGGCTACAGAGGTCCTAACTTCTCATCCTGCAAGTTTCTGGGAATTACTAACGGCGGACAGTTCTGCTATCTTGCAGTCTTCCAAGTAGAGGGCGGCACAGATAGTACTAAAGTATTCCTTACATATGACCACACAGAGGATAGGGTCTTTGCGGATGTGCAGTTGACGGAACGAGTATAAGACCTTATAATACATACATCAACAACGCACTAAGGAGCAAAAATGAGCAACTATCCTAACATGAGTTACTGCATGTGCAACAATACCCTGCTTGCCCTCAAGCAAGTTGTGGAAGCAATGAACGATGAGGGGCCTATGTTCCTGCGTGAGATGTCGCGTGATGAGCGCCGTAGCTTCGAGCAACTGTTTAGCATGTGCGAGGACTTTATGTCTATGAGCGAGGAACTGCAGGCAGAGTTGGAGCGTGAGGAGCGTGACGGACAGCCGGACGAAGCGCAAGAGTGGGCAGACTTTGACCCTGATTGCTAAAGGGTCTTTGGTTGACGACATCACCAAACGCTGTTATAATATACACTTACACACACTAAACAGGAGCGCAAAATGGGTACACGAAGCACTATTGCATTGGAGTTCGCAGACGGTACAGTAGAGCAGGTCTACTGCCACTGGGACGGCTATCTTGAGCACAACGGCAAGATCCTGCGCGATCACTACATGAATCCTTTCAAAGTCAAGAAGCTGTTGGCGCTGGGTGGCTTCTCTAGCCTGGACACTACTGTTGAAGGCACATCAGAGACTGCCTACACTAAACGCGGTGAGGACATTAGCATCGGCAAGTACAAAGACTTCAACGAGTACAAGCACGAGGCACAGTTCGAAGAGTACGACTACATCCTGCGACAAGTCAACGGCAAGGCTGTTTGGTTCGTGTCCGATCACGACGGTGCTTTTGTTGAGTTGGAGCAGGCTATTATGGACGAAGAAGATCGCATTGCACAGGAGGAAATGGAATGAGTAAAGTAGCAGAATTGGCATATGACATTGAGCAACTCTACATCGAGGGCTTCAATAGCCGCGCAATCGCAGAGGAACTGGGTTGCCCTCTTGAGATTGTATTGGGTGCGCTCAAAGAGATGAACGTGGAAGATTCTACAGAAGATTTTAGCCCATTTGACACACTTAACAGTTGACAACTGCTGTTGTTGGCAGTATAATACATACTTAGACACAAACACTTAGGAGCGAACTAAATGGGAAAAATGGTAACAATGAACATGCTGGACAAAAAGCCCAGCAACACCATGCACTTCAGTCTAGAGCAGGCTGCTGTGCAAAAGAACCTCACAGAGACAGACGATGAGATCAAGACACGGTTGCGCGAGCGTTTTGACATTCTAGACGAGATGACCCGTGCAGTCAAGAAGGGCGATGTACGTGCAATGATCGTCACAGGCCCCCCAGGTGTGGGCAAGAGTTTTGGCGTTGAGACAGTACTGTCCAAACATGATGTGTTCGCCACTGTAGCGCAGAACGAAAAGTTGAAAAAGTATGAAGTGGTCAAGGGTGCAATGTCGGCCATTGGACTGTACAAGAAACTCTACGAGTTTAGCGACAAGAAGTCAATCCTTGTGTTCGATGACTGCGACTCTGTGTTGCTAGACGACCTGAGTCTGAACATTCTCAAGGCAGCATTGGACAGTGGTAAGAAGCGTATGATCCACTGGAACACAGACAGCCGACTGTTGCGTTCAGAAGGTGTGCCCAACAGTTTTGAGTTCCGTGGCGGTGCAATCTTTATTACTAACATCAAGTTTGAGAACGTCAAGAGCAAAAAGTTAAAGGACCATTTGGAGGCATTGGAAAGCCGTTGTCACTATTTGGACTTGACCATTGACACAGAGCGTGAGAAGGTGTTGCGCATTAAGCAGATTGTAGAAGATGGCATGTTGGAGTCGTATGAATTCCAACCTTGGGATGTTGACGAGTTGTTGGCATTCATTGACAACAACAAGGAAAAGTTGCGAGAACTGAGCCTGCGTATGGTTCTCAAGTTGGCAGATTTGAAGAAGAGCTTCCCAGATCGTTGGACTAGGGTAGCCGAAGTATCTTGTATGCGTCGAGGCTGATTCGCTCCCAGAGTAGATGCAAACAAGTAAAAGCCCGCAAGGGCTTTTGACTCCCCTGACCCGTAAGTCCGATTCGCTCCCGGCCGGTTAGGGGATTTTTTTTGGCGAGTGCGGGGTGTGGCATTAATACAACACTCTGTGGTTGACAGTTTGGGCAAAGTGCGCTATACTAACAACATAGTAAGGAGAGCGCAATGAAGATCACTATCAAAGTTAAACCCAAACACAGAAAGCATATTGTGTTGTTCTGTGCTGGCACACCTTTTAAACAGAAGGTTGTTGAGAGCAAGATCAAATACAAACGCAACCCTAAACACAAAGGACAGCACAATGATTGAGATCCGCGGACTAAACAGCAGGCAAATGGCTCTGGCAGACATCATGTGGGCCATCAGCGACCGGGAAGGTGTTGAAGCGTTCATTGCTACCTTGCCCAGGGCGGATGCTCGAACCTGCCGAGTGCTGATCGAAATGATGCAACTGGCATTCCTGGACGAGATCAGCAATACCCAGGATGCTGATAGGGTTATTGACAAGTTCCGCATTTGACAGTATAATATACACTTACACACACAAAAAGGCAACTATGAAAGCACTGCAAAAATACGTAGATGACAAGAACAAGTACATGTCCTTGTTCATGGGTCAACGCACAGAAGCCCTGTATGAGATCAAGACTGCCGCTGGTCGCAAGCGTGTAGCAGAGAGCATCGACTGTGAGTTGAGTCCGGAGAACTTGAGTTGCGATGGCGAACTGCCTATGAGCCAAGTACGTGCTCGTTATGCTAGGCTCACATCAGCCGCAAATGATCTAGTCAAGTTAGATCCCAGCACTGCGCAACACATGTATGAATTCAGTTAAGGACCCGTATGACTAAGAGCAACAGAGAAAAGAATACAGAACATGATCGCAAAGAGATCCTGCGGGTGCGCCCCAAGGATCAGCGATATGACTTTAAACCATTGGCCGATGCTATCAAGGAGTGGTTCCGATGAGCAGACTGGCCATGTATGGTCGACCATACACAGTGTTCGATGCTAAAAACAAAGATCACCGTAAATGGTTTGCCGACTTTAACAAAACGGGTGCGTGGGGTCGTTGCCCTGTGCGATTCGTAGTGTTGGATGATCACGGTGACTTGATCACACAAATCCAACGAGAACTGATCCAGTACTACGTGGATCGAGAGTTTGGCACAGAGTCCGATCCAAAAGTTCGATCTGTGCAGACAAAACAATCTGATTCGGTTAACCAAAATATACTGAATCTGGTTGACACAATGGCTAGAATGCCATATAATATTAACAACGCTACAAACAACAGCGTTCAATCTTAAATCACTTGAAAGGCAAATTAAAATGGCAACAGATAAACTCTTTACAGTATGCGGTATTTCTAAACTGGGCGGCGAATACAAAGTTCGTTTCGCTAATGATACTATGCGTATCAAAGTACTTGCAAAGCACGGACACGAAGACATTCGTTTGTGGGATTTGGAAACTGGTATGACTAAGACCGATGCAGTCAATGCTATCGCTAAGTTGGACGAGTTCCAAGACGTACAAGCACAAGCGGCTATCGCTGACTACTTGGATCGTAATGTCAAGACTGCAAAGGTTGCTGCTCCCAAAGCCAAAGCCACTGCTCCTAAGGCCCCTGCTAAGGCTAAAGCAACTGCAAAGGTTGACACTTCAGCACTAGAAGACGCTCCTTTCTAAAATCAAGCAAGGCCCCGCTATAGTAGCGACAGACATAAGTAGTTATTATGAGATATGGGGTTTCACTAAGCAAGGATTATCTACCTGACGAGTGCGTGGTCATACGTGACTTCTTAAGCGTACCCAAGGGTAGAGTCCTTGCTATTATAGTCAGAGAAAACATCTATGAGGCTGAGCAATCAGCACAAGAGATCGTTGATCTACTGAACAACAAACACTTACAACAAACACAACAAACATGAGTTGGGTGCAATACGAAGTTTGGGTCGTTGATGAAGACGGTCACGAGGAATTACTCGAAACAACTTACAGTCTAAAAGAAGCAAGGCGGATAGCCGAAACAGCGTTGACAGAGCAGATTGTTGAGTGTATAATATACAAAGAAGAAGACGGTGAACTGTACGAAGAGGAAGTCATCGTAAAAGAATAACGCTCGAGTGGTGAAATAGGTAGACACAAGAGACTTAAAATCTCTCGCCGCAAGGTGTGCCGGTTCGAGTCCGGCCTCGAGCACCAAATGTCGGGCCCTTAGCTCATGTTGGTTAGAGCAGTGGACTCATAATCCATTGGTGGTGTGTTCGACTCACACAGGGCCCACCAGATCTGGCGTTAGTTCAACGGATAGAACAGCGGCCTTCTAAGCCGTAAATAGAGGTTCGATTCCTCTACGCCGGACCAAGTTATCCACAGAGTTATCCACAGCCCCTTAGGGGCTGTTTTTGTATCTGTAGGATTTTCCCCCTAATTTGCACAGTTTCGGGCGATGTAAGTCGTTGATTTATATAGGCCTAAACCTCGCTAATTTCGCTAGTTTCTGTCGTTTAGGCGCTTACGCACAAAACCTCAAAAGAATCGCTGTAAACGGTTCAACCCTACGAGTTGACGGGTTTCTCTTTTGATTGTATAATGCATATATATAGACAGTAAGGAGCAAATCATGCGGTACACGTTGATCACAGCAACAGGACGAGTGTATACTTTCTATGTACAGGCCCTGGCCGAAACCTACCAGCAGGCCTATGGCGGATCTATTGTAACAAAGGACATTTTGGTTGACAAGGTTGCCCAAAAGGCGTTATAATACATACATAGACAGCAAGGAGCGAACCATGCAAGCAACAGAGATCAACACACAAGAAGCCCCAACTAAATGGTTTGCGGCGCAAGATGCCCAGCGCCGTAACACCAACAACAAGAGTCACTATCCATTGGATGTTCAAATTCAAATTACCCGCATGACAATGGTAATGGACATGGTATATGCCGCCAAGGGCATCTACGAAGCCTACGGCAAAAAGGGTGTGTCAATCAAAGTTGACGGTGCAGTCGTAAAGGACAATCGTAATCTACAGGCACTAGAGGCTGAGTGGACTGCCAAAGGTTTTGTTAAAAAAGTAAGCCCGCAGGGTGTCATATATCGGTTGACTGCCTAACCCAAAGACAGTATAATAGACACATAGACAGCAACAAGGAGCGAACCAAATGGCTAAACTATTAATCCAGACTCAAGTATACGAGAACTACGGCGATGCTGTCAACCCCTACTGGAAGCCCAAAGGCGGTTCAGACTACGTGGTCAAGAAGTTCCGAGACTACAACCGGGTCACAGAGACTGTGATGGCCTTGCGTCCTCAGATCGAGCAGGACAACGAATACTACCGTGAGTACATCATCAACTTCGAAGTAGTGGCTGACGACTACCTCACAGACTTCGAGCGTAGCCAGTGGGAGTACGAAGGTAAGATCACATTCCCAGCAAAGGAGTTGGCATGGTAATCCCGCAAGCAATCATCAACCTCGCCATTGTGCTGGCGCCTGTGTGGATCATGGGCTTGGCACTCGTGGTTGACTGGTTATTCAATTGAGTATATAATAGACACATAGACACAAAGGAAATTGAAATGACATTGAAACAACGAGCAATCCTCCAGACAGCAGGCATCGTAACAGCAATCCTGGCATCCAGCACCATTGTAGCCTTTGGTCTGAAGTATATGACCGCAGAGCAGATCATCAACGGTTTCGCCATCCTCAGCATTGCCGCCCTGATCTACGCCGTCTACGGTGTGGTTCTGAGCCGCTTGGAGTACAATGATACCGTCAAGCGTTTGGTTGACAAACAGTAATTTTGGTCCTATAATACACTTACTAAGAAGGAGAAGTGTATGGCAGAAGTAAAGTTAGGCACACTGTACAGAGTCACTGTAACAGAATACGACTGCGGAGTACAGCGTGTTGACCCCAACGATACCAAGATTTTCACCACACTGGAAGAAGCAGAAGCCTACAAGGCACACTGGGAAACAGGTGGTAGCCGTGAGTGCTACTGGCGTGCAGACATCCAGAAATTTGGTTGACAATCAATCCAAACTGTAGTACAATAGATACATAGTAACAAGGAGCGAAAGATGGTTAGAGAACACATTGAGATCGACACCCGGCATGGCGGCCCTTACGATCGCGGTTCAGCAGACAGCTACTACGGTCGTCCCCGTATTCCGCACTATTATGCTGGTGCTACTATGCAGAGCCCGCGCATTCCTGAGCGTGCTATGACACCCGACGAGATCGCGGCCTACAATGCAGGATACGATGACAACGAAGATGATGGCAACTTCAAGGATTGGAACTGATATGAAACTGTTTGAAGCAACTGTTCGCCGCCCAGACGGCACTGAGTTTAAAGATCGAGTGGGTGCAAACGATGCACAAGAAGCCCGCATGCTGTTGCAACAACGCCACGGTCCCCGTGCAGTGCCCTACATGCCACACCTGATTCCCAGTTGACACATTAGCCAAAAGGCTGTATAATTAAGACTTAAACAGCAACAAGGAGCGGCAATGGGATACAAGGTAGTAGCAGACAAGTACCAAATGGACATGATGCGTGAGAAGTATGGTCCACGCAAGGGCTTGGAAGGTCCCTTCAACTTCTCCGGTCGTGTTCTCTACTACGATCCCAAAGAAGGCGCCTACTACGATCCCACTACAGACTTCTATGTAGAAGAGGACGAAATGACCATGATACGTCTAGGGTTTATGAAACAGTTCGCTTGACGTCTAGCCCAAAAGGCCGTATAATACATACATAGACAGCAACAAACAGGAGTTAGAAATGAAAAAGTTATTGATTGCAAGTTTACTCGCAACGTCTGGAGTAGCGTATGCTGACATTAGTCGAGAAGCTGGCCGGTGCGCTGCCTACTACTTTGTCCGTAATGATTTAGCCAATGCACAAATTGCATCAAATCACGCTGAGAACAAAGGTAAAATGCAAGTGGCTGCTAATGCCTGGGTTGAACTTGCTAAAACAAATCCTAAAGAAGCAGTTCAGCAAGCCCAAATGGCATGCATTTACAAACTTCGAATGAAAATGTAATAACTCTACTGGTTGACAGTCTAGCCAAAAGGCAGTATAATAAACACATAGACACACAAAGGAGCACACATGTTTCACACAGACAATCAAGTAGAGTTTAAAGAGATCCTCCGCAAGTTCACAGACGCCTCCTACGACAAGTATGGATCACACGCCTACGCCGCCGGCTACTTAGAGAGCATGGCTGTGCAGATGCTGGCGCTAATGAGCAAGCGCGAGCAAAAGGGCTTTATCGACAGCATGGCTGCTGTGGCTAAAAAGCAACGGGAAACGGCTTGACACTCGGGCCCAAAAGGCCTTATAATAAACACTTAAACACACACAGGAGCATGATATGACAGCAGTGGCATTGGTGATTACAGAGCAGGCAGTACAAGACGCAACTAACGAAGCAGGCCATCAAGCCCGCTCAGCGGCCAAGGCATTTCACGCCCAGCACGGCGATCGTGATGCTTGTGGCTTTGCTTGGGTCAATGTCTACGGTGTCCGCAGTAACAGCAAGTTGGGCAAGTGGTTGCAGGCCGCTGGCTTCCGCAAAGACTACACGGGTGCATTGTGCCTGTGGAACCCCAGCGGTTTCCCTACTCAGTCAATCAGCATCCTAGAAGCGGGTGCAGAAGCCTATGCTGAAGTCCTGAAGAACAAACTGGGCTTGGACAAGGTCTACGCTGGCAGCCGGTTGGACTGATGGAAGCCGTAAGGGAAATAACCGGGGGACTGTTTCCCCCGCACACATACCTACTTGATGGCACCAAGTTGGTGGCCTATATCAAGACAGGCACCACAGAGCCTTTTTACTTTAAGAACGGTATCAAAGGCTTTGACAAACGAGGCAGGAAGTTTGAGACGGTCAAGCCCAATCCTTTCGCAGTCAAGACTGAATCACGCATAGAGATACAGGGCAGTCGAGGTCAGGTCTACTATCTAGATGCAGAGGACATGTCCTGCACCTGTCCAGGATTCCAGTTTAGGGGAGCCTGCAAGCACATAGAAACCCTAATAGGGGAGCCTGCAAGCACATAGAAACCCTAACAGCACCAGGGTGTTGACAAACGGGCACATTGGCAGTAT